GACATGCAGCCTGACTGTAACCGCCGCCTGCTGTACGGCACCCGATAGCGTCGTCCATTTATACGGCATGAACTCAAGGAACACGGCGGGCATGTCGAAAGGCTCCTCCTCCTCGATGAAGTCGACCTGCTCGTTCCACAGGTCATAGGTCCTGACTGCCGGCACCCCTTGCCTGTCCGGCAGCTGTTCCAGGCGTTCCTGGAGCTGCAAATAGAAAAAACTTCTCATATTTTAATCGTTATCGTTGAACACTTTCTTCAAATTCTCCACGGCTATCTCATCCAGCAGTTTCTCCAGATCTGGATGGCGTCCGATGAACTGACGCCTGGGAATCATGATCCTGCTTCCTGTCTTCTTCAGCGCCATGGCCTTGTAGAACTCCGCATCCCGGGATATCTGCCTGTTCTTCCTGCCGTTCCGTGCCTTCCCGGCCTTTGTCCGGGCTATACCTCCCACGGCCTGCCTGTACTTTATCCAGAAATATCCCTTCATCCTGCGGGTGACGGTGATGCTTCCCCCCTCGTTGTGTATCTTCGCATACGGCACGGACGAGGTGATCTCCACCCCCTTGCCTCCTTCCATTATCCGGGAGCGTATGCTGCGTCTGAGGGTCCCGGACTGTACGAGCAGGCCTCTGGTTTCGTCCGTGTCACCCTTCCGCCTTTTCCACTTCTCGGTGAAGAAGGCCTCGCGCTTGAAATTCATGTCGAACTCATCCTTCGCCTCCACCCTGATGTCATTCAGCGTAAGGCGGATGAAGCGGTTTATCCGTCCCCGCAGCTCCCTCATGGTCTTTTTGGAACCGTTGTCATCCATTGCCGCCTCCTTTCCCGGCCTGTTTCCGGATGATCCGGCAGGCCCTGCACAGTTCATTCCCGTCCCCCTTGCCGTCGCAGTCCGCACAGTCCTTGCGGGTGTACGGGTTATATGCCGGGAATGTGGTCATCCGTTTCCCCGGATTGAATCGCATCATCTCCTGGTACTTTCCCGATGTGGCCTGCGATCCGAGGTTCATGGCCTCCCTCTCGTCGCTTTCCGGATACTTCCCTTTGCGGACCTGTTCTGTCGTGCAGCGGCATCCGAACCCGTTGGGCGGGAGATACCAGTCCCAGAACCTGCTGGAGAGGGGAAGGGTGATCCCGTCCAGGGGACGGTGGCCCTTGCGGACCCTCTCGTCTCCGGCGGTACGGTACTGCAGGTTGTAATCCTCCCCGTCCTTCTCGAAATCCTTCCATTTCGCGGCCATCAGCGCCGATGACCTGGCAAAGTTCCACTCTGTTTTCAGATAGGCCCCGTTATAGGTGTCGTTGATTGTCTGAACGTCGTTTAAAAACCGTTCAAACGGTTTTAATCCGCCGTCTTCATCGAGCAGGGAGGGAAACGCCTCGTTCAGCTCGTGGAAGGTCTTTATTCCGCTGAAGACATAGTCGGACTCCTTCAGCCTTTGCACGCTCACCTCGTCCAGCGGCACCTCCCTGACGGAAAGGTCCACGGCATTGTCAAGCAGCGCGGCGGTCTTCTTGATGAATTCCCTGACCTCCTCGTCCTCCAGCATCTCCGGGCTGAACCCCTTCTGTCTGTACAGCCATGCCATGAGCGGCAGGAAGGCCTCCTCCACCTGCGAGGTGTCGGCCTGCCGTGTGTCGTTGTCGTCTTTTTCCAGGGCCAGCGTGCTGTTTCCGTACAGCAGCGCGGCCCTCTCATGCAGCCCCGCATAGTCGGCGGGGCCTAGTCGAAAAAAGGTTTTACCAGCTGCTCCTTCCTGTCCTTTCTTGTTATTACGGGAATCTGGTACTTGTTTACGATATATTTGGGGTCCACCTCGTAGTGGTTCATCACCATGGTCTCGTATGCCACCTGCTGCTCGGGCGTGTAGGTCACGCTGTCATCCCAGTCAAAACGGTACCCCTTGACCGGAAACCCGTGTTTTACCATGCGGGGGATCAGCTGCCAGTTCACCAGGTCCTTTATCATGTCGGCATCCTTGTTGATCAGGTTGTCCAGCATGTTCTCGTGAACCTTGGACTGTGAGAGCGACGCCCCGTTGTCTACGGTCATGGTCTGCGTGAGCACCGCCTTGCTTATCTCGCTGTTGCAGCGTTCTATGCGCCTGTCGTACACATTGTACGCGTCCCCCCGTGTGGATTCCTTGATGTCGATGGTCGTCCCTTCCGGGAACAGCCCGTATGACGCGGCCCCCATGTTCCTGAGCAGCCTTTCCAGCCTATCGAATTCCTTGGGGTCACGGCTGGTGGTCGTTCCGATACGTAAGGGGATGCCGAATATCTCCCCGAACATGTCCCAGAAGCTGGACATGTTCTTTTTCGGGATGGTATGCAGGGCGCATTTGAGGTACAGCCCCAGGTCATGCGTGCCTCCGGCTTCCGTCACCCACCATGACACGGGTCCGTTGCGGTAGTCATACCCCGACTGCCATGTGTCGTTCTCGCTGGTGATGATCACCCCGTGTTCAGGCACGACATGGGTGCGCGGTATCAGGCTGACGCTGCTGAACACCGGCTTGTCCTCCACGGTGATGACGGGTCCCAGCTCGATGAGGGAGTTCCCGTAATATATGCTCTCAAGGCTGAGCCGCATCCACTGCTTGAACCACGGCGTTTCGAACAGCTCCCTGAGATCCTCGTTCTCGGCGCCTGACCTGTCGACGATCCTGAACCCCTTGTTCATGACGAACCCGGTACGCTGTTCCACGCATCCGGCAAGGTGCCCGTCCACATCCACGTCCGTATAGATGTTGTACAGCCGGTTCCGCCTGGGCTGCTCCACATTGATGGCCTGCTGCCATGCGTACCGCCATGACCTCAGGTCGTTGCGTGTGAGGTTCTCCGTCTGCAGCTGGAGGCTGACCGTGATGTCTCGGACCTTTTTCCGGTCCGCCCGGCGCGCAAGGTCCATATTGCCGATGCGCACCCCCTTGTTTCTTCCTTTTCCCATAATTACCAGATATAGTTGTTCCTGATCCCCTCACCTGTGCGGATCGGGTTGTAGTAGTCTTCCTGTCCGTCGGGCCCGGTGACGGTGGGGAGGTCAAGCATCACATCGGAGGCCTGCACCGCCTCCAGCCATTCCACCTGTTTGTCATACTGCGTGCTGTACTTCTCAAGGCTCATGCGGGCCGGCAGGCCCAGCGCCATCCTGTACAGCGCGATATCCGTCAGGCACCCCACCAGCGCCATGTTCCTTTCGTCCCCCTCTCTGGAGAATGCGGCATCCACGTCGTACCGTCCTCTCAAGTACCCGGCGGCAAAATCCATGGCGAACCTTTCGGCAAGCAGGCGGTTCTCCTCCTTGCTCTGCTGCACGATCTTCAGGGCTTCCTCCCCGATATTGATATAGTCCTGTTCCGTTATATACATAATGGTATGTTTTGTTTGATTGTCACCATCCTTCCTTGGGCGCCTGCCTCATTCCGATACGGGGCGGCATGGTATCCTGGCGCACCTGTTTCTGCAGCTTGTATATCGCCCCCTCGTCCGCGTCCGGGGAGTCGTCATGCGCCCGGCTTCCCTGCTCGAAGGAGAGCGTCTGGTCAATGGAGGTCCGCATGTCGGCGTCGTCCTTCAGCCTGATGTTGTACCAGACGAGCCCTCTTTCCCACAAGGGTGATATGGCCTCGATCCGTGCGAACTTGTCGGGTTTCTTGCGCGTGTCCGGCATGATGGGAAGCTGGTATCCCCTTATGTCCCCCTCCCTCTGGAACTCGTCAAGTATGGTGTCCTGCATGAAGTTCGCCTCCATATAGAAGATGGCGGCGCAGTCCTCCGGCAGGGATTCGTACAGGTCATAGAGCCAGCGTACCATCTCGCCTACGCCGCACTGCCGGCAGAACGCGCGTATGCAGTGCAGCTCCCTGTGCGATGCCGTTTTCATCCCCCTTTTGGGCCGCCCCCACATCTTGCACGCCTTGTAGTCGTTCTTTCCGCCGCTCTTCCACGAAGGGTCGACATATACCACGATGCTTTCGTAGTATTTCAGCCTGAGCATCGGCTTGTACCTTATCCATCTTTCCTGGAATACCGCCCCTTCGGTGACGGGGTTGTTCATGTATTCCTTCTGGAAGGAGCGGTATCCCATGAACTCCTCCAGTCCGTGGAGGTATTCCGCCGTGTATCTCTCGGGCCATGACGGGTTCCCGTCCCTGTCGAAAGCGTTGACGGAGCTGGTGTGCACGGTCCTGCTGTCAATGATCTTCTGCAGCACGCTGTTCTTTCCGATCAGGTTGCCCACCATGACAAACCGTCCTCCCTTTCCCCCGAAACATCCGAAGAGCGCCTCCTTGATCCACTTGGTCATCTCGCGCACCCGGGCCTCGCTGCGGCACATCTCGTCATCGTCAAGGTCATCCACCACTATGTAGTCGGGACGCATCTCCCGGAAACGAAGGCCTCGCGGCGACTGTCCCCGTCCCCGGCTGAAAAAGGCACACCGGTCCTTTGTCACGAACTCCCCTTCCTGCCAGCATCCGGCGTTGTACTGTTCGCCGAAATCCTCGATGATGTACCGGTTGGACTGCAGTTCCATCTGCAGGTCCCCCAGAAGGGCGTCCGCATTGTCCTCGCTTTTTCCGACCAGCACCATCACATGCAGCTTGCCGTTGAATTTCAGCCACAGGGGTATGCCGATATCCAGATGCACGCTCTTGGCATGGCCGCGCGGCCATTTGAACACGGCGCGGCAGTTGTCGTTATTGTACATATACCGGGCCGCATCGTTATGGAACCCGGCATTGGGACATTCGCAGTAGTGTTTGAGGTAACGCTGGCAGAAATAGCCGTAATCCCTGAGCGCCCGCGCGATGTTGCGTTTCCTCTCCTGGGGGGATTCCATACGGTCCTCCGATGTGATCCTGGCCAGCCGTTCGCTCTGCTGCAGCCAGCGTTTGTACGCGTCCTTCCTTTCCTGTTCCGTCATGGCTTCTTTGTGAAAAAGGGGGTTAGAAAATCATCATGCAGGCCGTGGAGCATCGCCACGACCTTGTCGGGGAGCTCCGGATAATCCTTCCGGTGTTCC